GAATGTAAACGGAGATACACCGTAGATGTTGACGCTTACTTGATAGGCCCAACCAACCGGGCTTAAGTCTGTGTCATCAGTGCACGGAAGCGTTACGCTAAAAGAGCCAGTTGAGTCAAGAGTACATGCAATTGGACTAGCAACAATGATGGCATCTTCTGCGTCTACAACAGTCACAGTTGGGGTAAAAGTAATTACTCCTCGGGCAGCATTTCCATACGGAGTGGTATAGCTTCCAGTGACTACTCGTGTTGTAACATCATTTGGCCAAGGCATGTGCAACTCCAGTCCATGCGCAATCGCGCACAGGCGTTTCTGTGCTTAAAACTACCTTAGAATAATACCAACAGTCTATTGGTTGTCATTCTTATAAGATGACGCAAACCCAATTGCAGTAGGTGTTTTGTCTTCGTTAATTGCTTCTGATTTTTCAGACACGTCTGCCGCCACTGCTGTGTCTGCAGCATCAGCAAGTGCCGCAAAAGCAACAACATTGACCCAATGTGGGCGAGAATCTACCATAGTCGTTGCCCTGACGAGGTCATAAGCACTTAACATGGCAGCAACTTCTGATGTTGGAATTGGCCCTTCAAGGTCAAGAATGCCTGCCCAGACCATTCCAATGCGAGAAAGATCTACATGTTGGTTGTCTTCTATGAGTTCGTAAATTGCTTCTTGTGCGTCAATTAAGACTTGGTTTTTCGCCGTTTTTGAAGATTTGATCCTTGACTTCGCCATATAGGCTCCGATGCAATTGCCGTTTTGGCAATTGTATCCCTAGTCAAGCCATACGACATACTCAGCGGTAACGCGGCCTTTTACTGGGTCAACAAAGTGAAGCCGCTGCGACGGCTTGCCAACTGCCGCGACTACTTCTCGAGCGTACTCGTTGTGTGACTCTGGCGATCCAGTGATGAACACGCGCCCGGCGTTGGCCATAGTCATGGTAGTCGGGGTGTGGAAGTGCCCCATGTAGACATCTTGAAACTCTTCAATAACACCTGTGGCCCAGGCATTTGCCTTTCGTAGAATACTCGATGTTCCTTTGCACTCGTCACCGTGAACGAGTAGTGCTTTATAGTTTCCAATTGCCACCATTTGGTACCAATCAGGAGACATTTGCCACGTCACGTTCTTGAGATCTTTAGTTCTATCTTGTGCTATTCTGTAGCTAATCGCATCAATGTTGTCGTTTGCTGGCATCTCACCCTTACGCCCAAGGCGACCGTGGTTGCCGTACTCGCACACTACATGAACTTTGTCAAAGAATGCTGCGAGTGTTCGGATCATAGTTTCTTCTATCCGAACTGTTTCAAATAGTTGTTCAAACAAATGAGCTTCTATTTCCCAGGCTTGACCAGGAAAAATAGTAATGCCTTCAACCATGTCACCACCAAATAAAACAACACACTCGCGGACTGGGTGGTGCGCTCGTTGGATTGTTGTCAATTCAATGACTTTGCTAGTCAGTTGCTCTATGCGATCAGAGCATTTTCCAATTCCGTACGATATGCTTCGTTTTCCGTTTTGCCAGTCGGTTGCATGAATAAGAGCAACTTCAGCTTTAGTTTTTCGCGAGTCTTTTTCTCGTTTTATCTCTGAAGGTTTAGCTGGACCAGATGCAATTGCCGCGTCTCTTGCGGCACTAAACACTGCTTCTGTGATTATTTCATTGGCCCTTTTAGCCTTATACGCTGTCTGCTGTGCTTTCTTAAGCGCGGCTCGTAGCTCGGCTATTTCATCTTCTTTGCGAATATCATCAGACAGGCTCATTGTTTACCTTAGTTACAAGTTCGCCGCGGCGATAACGACTGATTACGTTGACAGCTAACTTAAGTCCGCGCTTATTCAACGCTTTTGAAATACTTGAAGCAGGAATTGAATGATCATCAAGCGCCTTAAGTAGATCGGCAGCATCTGACTTATTCATTTCATCTAGTATTTCTGCAATTCGTGAGCGCGTGCCTCGAGTTGACTTTTCTTTTTTGATGTCATCAAATAGCGATCCCATAGTTCTCCGGTGGTCAGGCGTGAATGTACTTATCTAATTTATATCATGTACTGGAACATGTACTATGTATATCTAATGACAATATTGTAATTTATTTGATAATGTCTCTAGCAATACATATGAAAGATTTCAAAGTTGTTCAGCATTTTGCAACCAGGCTGGGATATAGTTGCGTGCATAACATTTTTGATAAAGTAACAATCTGCTCTCTCCCAACACAAAGGCTACACAATGCCAACAACGTTTTTATTGATGTCTTTACAGTCATTTAGGTGCCTTACCAGATGAGCGCATGGGACTCAGCTACTGGAAGACTAGGGCCAGCGGCCCAGTGGTACGCCCAAAATGGCTGGAAAGTTATGCCATGCTATGGCATCAACAACGGCCGATGCACTTGTGGTGGAACCCACGCTGAACCAAAGGACGTCGGCAAACACCCAAGCATTCCCGAGTGGAACACACAGGCAACAAGTGAACTTTCTGCTATTCAAAACTGGTGGCCAGAAGGCAGCGAGAGCAACGTCAGCGTTTTCTGCCGCCCAAGTGGATTCTTTGTAATTGACATTGACCCGCGGTCTGGTGGGCCAGACTCATTTGAGAAGTTTGAAGCACTCGTTGAAGGCGCGTTACCACCGACAGTTGAGGCAATCACTGGCGCGTACACGATGGGAGGAAAAGCTACTCGTGGGCGCCACTTGTTTTATCGTTGCGAAGAGTCAGAAAACTTGGTCGGCAACCTTAAAAAATCTGGCCTAAACGGAATTGACATCAAGCATAATGGATATGTATTGATTGCGCCGTCACGTCACTTTTCGGGAGTGTGCTACGAGTGGGTTAAGGGCAAGGCGCCGTGGGAAATTGAGATAGCACAAGCGCCAGAAGAGCTGCTTGTTACTTTGCGCAAGAGAAATAAAAATATGTCTGCTTCTCTTGGCTCTGGCGACTGGGGATTTCTTGAAGGACTTGAGTGGGGCGGTGAGCGCGTCGATGTTGATCGTCTTCTCGAGGAGGGAATTGACGAAGGTTCTCGCGCCGTTGACATTTACTCGATGACGTGCGCGCTTGCAAATAAGTTTCCAGTTCACACTGAAGCAGGACGACTTGCAGTTGAGACTATGATGATTAGGTTCAATGCAGAGAAAGTTCGTCCACCACTAGAACTTGAAGGCCCTGGTGGATTGCTTATGCACGTTCGTCGTGCAATGCAGTTTGTTATTGACAATCCTAAGACTGAACGCTTGTGGCCTGGGCTACAAGAGTGGGCGAACAAGTCACAAGAAGAGTCTCGAGCTTCAGCATCAAAGCCAGCGCAACAGACACCAGCGCAGACACAACAAAAACCAATACAAAGCTCGACTCAAACTACAACTTCAAACTTACCTGGCACGATTGGCGGATCGGTACTATCATCTGTTGAAGACGGCGACTCACTTGCAAACGCAAGTAACCTGTCAAACATTGATGTGCCAAAAGACCCTGACGCACTTGGTGAGGAGGAGGGTGGCGAGCCTGGTAAGCGAACGCTTACAGACGTTGGCAATGGCCGACGGTTGATTGACTCGTTTGGCGCCGCAGTTCGCTACACACCAGGACTTGGTTGGTTTCACTGGGACGGTGGGTATTGGAAGCCAGATATTGAAAGTCTTGAAATGCGCGAGCTTTCAAAGAAGGTTGCGCCAATTGTTGCGAGTGAGGTTGTTCATTATCTTGACGATGCAGACAAGCAATCAGAAGTTATTAAGTGGGCGCAGCAAGCAAAATCAAACTCGCGTATCAATGGTTTGATTGAAAGCGCAACGTCTGACCCGCGTATTTTGATTGATGTTGAGTCTTGGGACAGCGATGAAACGCTTATTGGTGTGTTAAACGGAGTTGTTGACTTACGCACTGGTGAGCTATTGCGCGGACGACCAGACCTTTACATCACACGACGTGCACCTGTTGCTTACAATCCTGGAATACGCAACGTGCGTTGGGAACAGTTTATTGACTTTGCTACTGGTGGCGATAAAGAATTACAAGAGTGGTTGCAAAAAGCCGCAGGCTATTCACTAACTGGTTTGCGAACATACGATGTTATGTTCATGGTTTACGGTCCTCCAGGCTCTGGTAAGAACACGATGGTTGAAGCTTTGGTTAAGGCGATGGGAACATCTCAGTACGCATGGCCACTTGACTCAAGCATTCTTGCTCAAGGCGATGGACAAGCGCATGGTTCTGATCTTTACCACTGGGCCGAGCTTCGTGGCCGTCGCATGGTGTGGGTTGACGAATTGCCAGACGGCGAGCGTATCAAAGAAAACTCAATCAAAAAATTGACTGGTTCATCTGAAATCTCAGCACGTTCACCTGGTGAAAAGCCGTTTACATTTCAATCACGCGCTAAGTTGTGGGTTACGACTAACCACAGACCAATCATTACTGATGATGCAATGTGGCGCCGTATTCGTCCAGTGCCACTGTTGAATGTTCCTGAAAACCCAGATCCAGACCTTAAGCATTACATCTTTGATCCTGAAGGTGGACTTCCTGCAGTTCTTTCATGGGCGGTTGAAGGCGCAATCAAGTTGCTTGGTTCCAGCGCACGTGATGGCTTAGGTTGGTGCAAGGCCGTAAGCGAGGCTGCCGACATTTATAGAAAGAATGAAGACAGAATTGGATTCTTCTTAACTGAAGAAACCAAAGAAGCTGAAAATACTGCAACGCCTGTAAAGTCCCTATACGCCGTGTACAGAGCTTGGAGCGAAGAGCGTGGCGAAAAGGCAATGACACAGATTGCGTTTCAACGAAAGCTGTCGGACAGAGGTCTTCAAATTGATGGCCACGGTTCAAGAGCTCAAATCATTGGTCGCCAACTTCTACCTCGAGTTGTTCAAAGCGGCGAGGTTGACTGGGGAACTGTTCAGAGGTTTGCCCGATGAGAAAAGTCAAAGTAGACATCACTGTAAATGGTGCGCCACTTTGTGTTGTAGCTATTAAGAAAAAAGACTATAAGATGATCACAAAACGCGCAGCCGAGCAAGGTATGACAGTAGAAGAGTATGTAAACGACGTCATTAATAGCGCGGGCGATTAGCAAGAGCTTCTAAGTACATAAGGTCTGGCGCCTTGGGAGAGAGGCAGCCAAAACGGTTAGGTCAGGGTTGAGGATTTTCCTCCCCTGACCTAATCTGTTTATCGCCTTTGTCAATGTACTGCTTTATCGTTGTAGCGTACCAGCGTTTTTCAAACGGCGTTTGTACACCTTCAGCATTAAACTTGTTTGCAATTTTTGCGTACGACATTCCTAGTCCGCGAAGCTCTACGATCTTTTCATACAGCTCGTCAGAGATCATGCGCTTTGGTCCAAGATCTACTCCCCACTTAAGTCCTTTTTCTCGGCGATCCTTATGGACATCTCGTTGGCGCTCAGCAATGATAGCTCGTTCCATTTCAGCAAGCGCCGACATGATTGTGACAACAAACCGACCCTGGTAACTGGCAGTGTCAAGGTTGAGGTCAAGCATGACAATTCGCCAATCGTTTTTATGGGCCCTATCAACGATGCTAAGAAAGTCCTGGGTAGATCTAGCAAGGCGATCAATCCTAGTCACAAACAACGCAGACGCCTCGCCTTTGTCCAACTTCTCAAGTGCGTCACGAAGTACAGGTCGTCCTTTGATTGACTTACCTGACCGACCTTCTTCTCGGAGAATTTTTACATCTGTAAATCCAGCAAGTTCGGCTGCTCGTTTAAGATCTCGCTCCTGCGCGCCTAACGACATGCCATCGTTTGCTTGCATTTGCGTAGAAACACGTGCGTAGAGGAATGCAACCTCTTTCTTCTTAGTTGCCATACGAAACCCTTATCTAGCAACGGTTTGCTGCTGTTAATGTACAAGTCAGATTGTATACCATTAAGGTTAAGGTTATATGGTTTTGGCCCTTATTTTATAAGGCTTTTACGATTGTTTTCTTTCTAGTCTTAGACGCTCAAAATTGTCTAGATCGTAGGGAAAATCAAAGTCGGTAGTCTCATCATCAATAACAACATGCATCTTATTGTTTTGATAGTGCGGACGGACAAGACTTTTGTACAGCCGCCAGCCGCCTGGAGGAGGAACTTTACCCTTGATCAGCCTCTCAAGATGCTGGTCAAGTACCGCGTGTGTGCTTGAGTCAAACGCAAGCGTAAAGATCTCAGGTCTTCCGCCGGTAACTGTCGAGTGGTTGTGTCGAAGAAACCACATGATCTCGCCCGGTGTTGTCATAATCTTCTCTATGGCTTGATCAGTGTAGTACACGTCGCCAAATGCAAGTACTGTTCTTTCTAAAGACCAAAGCTCTCTCGAGGACCAATACTTGGCAAAGTCTCCCCAGGAGATGTCGTGTGGAGGCACAAATAGCTTGGTTCCTGGATACACGTACTCGTCGGACTTTTCAACTACATACACGTCATCAGTGTAGCTGAGAAACTGGCGACACGTGCGATGCAAGATTTTCTCGCCGTCAATATTGATAAAGTGCTTAGCGACGCCTTGGTAGTTTCCCCATCGCAAGCCATCTCCAGCAGCAAGTATTAAGACTCTGTTGTTAGTTATCATTTTTCCGCTGCAGGTATTAACCTAAATTGACTCAGAAGTTGCTGAAGATCAAGGGACAATACTTGTAATTACTCCATTTGTAACTGTGACTGTTTTCCCATTTGAAGATGTAAATGTCCCTGACGCACCAGTCACAGAAGGACCAGTAGGACCAGTTGAGCCCTTTTCTGCAAATAAATCCCAAGCTGGGCTAGAGCCTGGTACAACATTAACAACACCATTTTCGCGGCAGACGTAGGCAGAACCATTGTAAGTTACTACAAAGTACTCATTGTAAGTTGATCCTGGACTGTATGGACCTCGAAAATCAAATCCTTGTCCTTGTAAACCTTGTGAGCCTGAGTCACCAGTAATGCCAGTTTCGCCTTGTGGACCAGTTGGTCCAGTGACACCTTCCGCACCCGTAGGGCCAGTTGGTCCAGCAGCACCAGTTGCTCCTGTTGCTCCTATAGCTCCTGAACTACCTGCATTGCCTTGTGGTCCAGTTGGGCCAGTTGGGCCAGTGACAGTACTTGCCGCGCCTGTTGGTCCTGTTGCACCAGTTGCGCCTTGAGTACCTTGAGCGCCAGTTGGTCCAGTAGCGCCTGC